CCTTTTATATTATAAATTAAGTGGTGGTAAATTGCCGAATGGAGGGAATACTCTACCACCTGTAATACCCCCTATTGGAATACGTCTTTTTAATCCTTCTAATACATCTTGACCAGCACGTCTTAATTCTGGTGGTAATTTATTTAGAAGGCCTCCAAATATGCCATATCCACTTTTAACTGTAACATCTCTAAATGCTGGTGATCCTAAATCAATATTGCCTGATTTATCTAAGAAGTAGTTAATCCAATATCTAAATGTAAATGTAACTGTAAATGTTTGAACAGCATTAGCTTCGTAATTGTATTCAACTGGTCCAATAATTTTAGGGAACACATCATACAATTGAACAGCATAAGTTATATCATCTCTTTCATTACGACTAGCAAATTGGCCTAATTGGTAAATGTTAACATCAGATACGTAGTTATCATAAAAATTATAATTATTAGATTGATTACTATAAATGGCCGATTGCCACAATTCAAAATATGATCTCTCTCTTAAAAACTTATCACAATAGAATGTTGCTGTAATATCTGCTGACTTATGGTCAAAAGCAATCTTGTATGCTGGACCATGGTGTCTAATTTCCTTTGTTTGTATATCCCTATCAGGCATAGAAATAGCAGAGCAAAATGCTCTAACTCTACGACCATTAGTACCGTGTACAGCTTTTAAAGAACCTGAATCTGGAAATGTTTTTGCTGATTCTAAAGTTGCATCTGAAACACCTACTTTGCTTAAATCATCAATACCTTGTAGATTAGCCAAATACCCACCATTATTTCCTTTTGGTAAATTAAACTCAACATAAAATCTAGCCTTACGAGCAAATCCTTCTGCCTCATTAATATAAGATTGAAAACGGCCTATCGTTGTTTCAGAATTGCCACCTGCTTTATGCCTAAATCTTGGATCATTTTCTACATTGTCTAAAGACCTATCACGAGGAATACCTAATCTAATATCAAAACCACCAATACGAACACCGCCTCTTAATATTGCCATTAGATCATTCCTTTAGATGCTGAATAAACACTAGTATCAGAGCGTTTTTGAAATTGTTGAACTGGTAAATAAACTGCTATAGCTGCTTGTGTTACATCAATTTTTAAAAATCTTGATCTAACATGTTTATATAGATATTTTTTAATAGTTGGTTTAACTAGAGGTATATTTTTTACTCTCTTCCAACTAACATCAAATCTTGTTGTAGAATCCATTTTATTATTTGTTGCCCATCTTTGCATCTGTTCTAATAACCTAAATCTTAATATTGGTGGTAAATAGTGAAAGTTTAAACCACTAAAACCACCTTCTATTGCCTCTAAAGGCAACACCAATGGAAAAGTATCATAAAAAGGTAAAGTCTTTTTATATTTTGGATCATAAAAAAACATATTTAATAACCCCACATTTGGACGACCTGTCAATTTGCCTTGTGCCATCAATTTGTTAGCAGTTACTTTATCTGCTATTGAAGCAACAGCATTTTTATACCAAGAAGCTGATTTTTGAGTATCTCCTTGCTTATTTGCTAGAGTGTCTAATATACTTGCCATTTACTATATTTATGTCTAATTATAGACGCCTATATCTTTTTCAGTGAAGATTTTAAACTCTAAATCATTACCCTCACAATAGGTTTTGGCTGCTGTCCATTTGGCCTGATTTTTAAGATACTCTAACTGTTCACGTATGAAGTACCTGCTTTGTTTCTTAGGTGCTTTTGGTGGGAAACATTGTTTATATGGTTTAATCTCAACCATATATTTTTTACCTGTTTTTAACTTAAAGATAAAGTCTGGAAAGTATTTATGAATACGATAATCAATAGGCGATCTATACATAATAGGCAATTCTTCACTTGCCCAAAATTCGATCTGATCATTTTTATCCAAATAAACCATCATACGTCTTTCCAACAATGAACGATATACTATTCTATTTGGATCGCCAATGTATTTCTTAGGATGAGTGGGTTTGTATATTCCTTTATAACTTGCTTTCATATCACATATAAATATTACTATTAATCACAAAGGTATTTATCTAGTATGGGTGTATCAGATATAATCAAAAAGAATTTAGGCAATCTTACAGGTGGTGGGGCATTAGGTATCGCCGCTGGTATAGCAGGTAGTTTATTTGACAAATCAAAAAATAATGTTGCTCAAAATGCTGCTGCTGCTAAAATATTAAACAAATCGCCATTAGAAATAAATGATACAAGTCCTGTATCTCATATGAAATCCAATCCTTATGAATATGGAACAGCTTGGTACCCAGAAAATGTACAAAATTTAGGCACAGGTCATTATATCATATTTGATATATTAGAAACAGATACGGCATGGGGCCAACTTTGGAATAGTGTAAAAAAAGGTGCAAATAAAGTAGCAGAATCATTAGGTACCGATCCTGTTGCTAATAAAGCTAATCTAAAAGAAAATCAAATGGGTTCTTTTAAAAATACTAGAAGTCAACAGGCCGCTCAAGCAAGAGTGGTAAAAGCATCATCAGGAATAAATGCAGGAACAATAGGCGAAAGACATACTAGAGTATCAGATACATTAATTTTATATACACCGCCAGGATTAAAAACTAGTTATAGTGTACAACATGAAGGAACGGAAACAGGAATGTTAGGCGATATATTAGGTGCTAAATTAGGATCGCCAGGCGATTTAGTAGGCAGAATAAAAGAAGTAAGTGCTAAACTAGGTACAGAGATTGCCAGTATGGCCGTTAGTTTAATACCAGGAGCTGGTGATTTAAAAGGCGCATTACAAAAGGCAACAGGTAGAGCATTTAACCCAAATTTAGAAATGGTGTTTAAAGGTGTACCAATGAGAGAATTTGATTATGTTTTTGAATTTGCTCCTAAAAACCAAAAAGAATTAGAAAGTGCACAAAAGATCATACAGAAATTTAAATTTCACATGCACCCAGAATTATCAGATATGGGTAATGATTTTATAGTACCATCACAATTTCAAATAACATACATGTACATGGAAAATAGAAACACATATATTCCTAGAATTAGCAAGTGTGTATTAAAACAAATGGATTTACAACATGGCGATGAAGGCGTATTCAGTACATTCGCTGGAGATTCTTTTGGTGCCGCACCTATCTATACTAAGATGAGTTTAAAATTTGCTGAAACAGAAATTATGACTAAAAAAACAATAGGAGAAGGATTCTAATATGTACTTTTCTTATTTTCCAAAAGGTCTATACGATTTAAAAGGTGATGGCAATGAAAAACTAGTTACTAATTTAATGCGTAGAGTTAAAATTAGATCAAAGGTTTTAAACGAGGCAAGTTTATATGATCTATATGATGTACCTGAAGGCGAAACACCAGAAATTACAGCACTAAAACATTTTGGCAGTACATATTATCATTGGGTAATTTTAATGACAAATAATATTACAGATAGATATTATGGTTGGCCTTTATTTTCTTATGAACTTGAAAAATATTTAAATGAAAAATACGAAAATTCAGATGCTATACATCATTACGAAATAACACAATCAAGTGGTAAAACTACAGGTGAAGGCCCAACAGATTATTCACATCTATTGGAAGTTAATAGTAATACACCAAATGCCGTATCAGTGTCAAATAGAGAATACGAAGAAAGATTACAAGATCAAAAAAGACAAATCAAATTATTGAACCCAGCATATTTACCTTTATTGTTGGAAGAATTTGAAAACTTAATGGCTGACTAAAAATGAATATATATGATACACTTGATGCTAGTGCTATAAAAAAGCCTGGCGCTTATTACCTATCCGACATAAGATTAATCTCATACGTTAGTAAAGATGGAAGCAGTGAACCTGATTCTATTGGCATTGATACAATGGTTGTAGATTTAAATATCTATGAGAGTATATTCAACAAAACATTATCTGGCAACCTATTAATTGTAGATGCTAATAACGTAATAGGTAAATTGCCATTAACAGGTAATGAACGACTAGAATTTAAATTCTTCACACCATCATGTTCATCAGGTTATGACTTTACAATTAAGTCAGGTAATCCAATGTATGTTTATAAAATACAAAATAGAACAGGCATTACACCAAGAGCTCAAACTTATCTATTACATTTTTGTAGTAAAGAGATGATGACAAACGAATTGATTGTGGTAAGCAATGCTCAAACACAAACATATTCAAATATGGTGGCCAATATAGTAAGAAATGAAGATTTTTTAAATTCAGTTAAAAATTTTTACTTTGAACCATCTAAAGGTTTACATAAACATGTATTCC